GATCTGGGACAGCTGTTCCGGAAAACCGTTAATCCTTTGGACTATAACCATTCTTCGAAGTTTCGTGACGACTATTTGGCCGTCTCGTTCTTAAAGAAAGCACCGCTATCCGCGGCTGGTGTAAATCCGTTGGAAGCTGCAAAGGAGAAATTCTTTGAAGCCGAAGAAGCCTGTCGTTCCACCAATCGGAGAATCCGTAACTTTCTCGTCGCCCCTGAAAAGGCAAGCGATGTCGTCAGGCAAGCTTTTGGACTTGCCGGATATAAAATCGAGAGAGTATTAGGAAGATTCGTTGGCAGAGAGTGGCTCGTCAGTTGTCGTTTTGGACCCGGAGTATTCAACGCATCCGTGAGGACCCGCGGTATGACTTCGGTCTACGATAAGCTGCAAGTCCGCCCGTCAGTCACCCATGACTTTCGGGATTCTGCGGCAATGCTCGTGATGAGCTCGCCGCAGTGGGCCAGGTCTGTAACCGGACTAGAAGCGGATGGCTTTTGGCCATTCGTAACGACGTCCGACCTAGACTTGGTTCCTGGCAACCGAGTAACCTTTGTTCCGAAAACCGCCCTAACTCACCGTCCGATAGCTATCGAACCGTTGATGAATATTTATGCCCAGTTAGGCATAGGTAGGATGATGCGGAAGAGATTGCGTCGGGTCGGGGTCGATCTGGATGATCAGACTCCTAACCAGGAGTGTGCGTTGTCTGGGTCGGTCGACGGGCTTCTCGCTACTATAGATTTGTCTTCAGCCTCCGATACGGTGGCTAAGGAGCTAGTCCGATCACTCCTTCCGGATGATTGGTTCTATGCTCTCGACTCGTGCCGATCAAAAGTCGGTACGTTAGACGGGACAACCTACGTTTACGAGAAGTTTTCCAGTATGGGAAACGGTTACACGTTCGAACTTGAGAGCTTGATCTTTTGGGCTCTCGCTAGTAGCGCGTGTGAAATCGCTAATTGCCCTCCTTCTGAGGTTAGGGTGTATGGTGATGACATTGTAGTGCCAGTCGCCGCTTACGAGACACTGAAGGGTATCCTGGAGTATTTCGGATTTCGGCTTAACGGCCAAAAGTCCTTTGCTACAGGAGCTTTTCGTGAATCGTGCGGAAAAGACTACTACGACGGTGACGAGGTCCGTCCCCTCTTTGTTAAAGAGGTCCCTGATAGCGCTTCGGCGCTCTTCGTCCTCGCGAACGGGATTAAACGTCTGGCGAGCCGCCGCAACCGTGGTATTGGTTGCGATATACGGCTTTACCGGGCGTGGAAATCTGTCGTGCGAAGACTTCCTCGATCAGTTACACGCAGTTGTCGGGTCCCTGCTCACGCAGGGGACACCGATGGGCTGGTGACTGACTGGGATGAAGCCCAAGTTTCCCCATTTGTTATTCCTCACCCGGGAGGGTGGGAGGGGTTTCTTGGTATCAGATTGAAAGC